GACCAGTATCGATGGGTTGACCGTCCCCGGTGCAGCGATCGATGGTGTTGGCAAGACGGGTGTGACAACCAGCGCCGCTGGGCTGATCGTGACGCTCTGCGGTGTTACCGTCGGCGTCGGGATCTCCGGTGCAACCTGCAGCGACTCGGGAGTGATCTCGACTGCCGTCGCCCGACTCGGTGTGGGCAGGATCGGCGTGACCGTCAAGACGCTCGGACTGATCGTGACCGAGGCCGCGCTGGCCTCCGGTGTCGGCAGCGCTGGATTGACACTCAGGGCCTCTGGATCGATCGCGACGGCGGTCGTGCGCTCCGGCGTTGGGATTGACGGCGTGACCGTCAGTGCGGCTGGCTCGATCGTGACCACCGTCGCCAGCGTCGGTGTTGGCAGCGATGGCGTGATGCTCAACACGTCCGGGGTGATCGTCGGCGTCTCAGCGCTCACCGTTGGCGTTGGCAGGACTGGCGTGATGCTCAGGGCTGCTGGCGAGATCGTGACGGCCGTCGCCCGTGATGGCGTTGGGATCGCTGGTGCCAGGCTCAGGGTTGCCGGGCTGATCGTGACCGCTGTCGCCCTGACGGTGGGCGTTGGCAACGATGGTGCCAGGGTCAGCGCCGACGGTACGCGACTCACGCGACTGGTGACACTCGGCGTCGGGATTGCAGGCGTGACCGTCAGCGCCCCGACTGAGCGGCCCACCTCCGTCGTCCGGCTGATCGCGGGGAACGCTGGCGTGACCGTCAGGGTCGATGGCTCGATCTCTACGTGACCACTCGGGAACGTCGGGTCGGTGGCATCGGACAGCGTCCCGCCAGCCGTCAGATGCCGGGCATTGCCCGAGATGTCATTGAGCCGGGACGCGCCAGCCGGAAGCGGCCAGTCCGCGTGCAGGTTGCTAGCACGCTGGGCCGTCGTCGCGTACTGCTCGGCCCGCACGTCGGCCTGCGACAGCGCCGCCGTCCAGACGCGGGTGTAGGCCAGCCGACCATTTAGCGCCGTGCCACCGTTGCCGCCGAAGATCAAAAACGCAGGCGTTGTCAGCGTGTTGTTATTGCTGGCCGTCGCAGCGCTACTAGCCGCTGTCGATTCATCGCCCAGGTACAGCGTATGGCTGGCACCGTTCCGAACGTAGGCGTAGTAGTACCAGACCCCGACGCTGCGGCTGGTCGCCGATCCCGCGTTGGCATTGTTAACGTTGATAATCGGCGTCGTCCCGTCGGACATGAGCGATGCACCCTGCGTCTGATCTGCCGCCCCATTGGCCAACATACTGAGCACGGCCAGCGCGTTGGTATCGACTTCGATGTAAAACCAACCCGTGATCGTAATCGGCGAGGCAGCGGGCAGGCTGGCTGAACGCAGCAGGTACTCACTAGCGGTATCGAGCCTGACAGCCACCCTGCCCCCTTACTCCTCAGACCCCGATCTACCCGAGGAACTTGATGATGCCGTCCGCGTGCCAGGTGATATCCACCGTGTCGACGCCAGACGGAGTCGCCGTGAACGTGTCGATATAGGCCACCAGCCGCGACGTTGACGGCGTCCCGGTATCGAGATACAGGATGATCGCCTCGGCACTGGCACCGGCACCGGCGGCGTAATCGGCCACATCAGCCGCATCCAGCACCCCGCCCGTGTACGTTTTCGATGCCAGCGTCGCCGGAGTCCCGACCACGCCCGACACATCGTCGTAGAAATCGTGTGACGTACTGAACGTGTACGTCCCCGTATCCACCAACGCCGCCTTCAGCGTCCCCGCCAACGATGTCCCCGATGTCGACTGCAACAGCCCCGCCATCCAGGATGGGTAAATCGCGCTCATGCTCAGATCCTTTCCGCGCCCACTCGGGTGCCATTCGTGGAGACCGGACACCCGGCCCCCGTTTTTCGTTTCGGCAGGTTCCCCCGCCGTTCCTCTTCATATCGTTCGCGGTCCCAGTTGTGGGCACGCCGTAAGTGAGTCCACAACTCTGGCAACTCCCGATACGTCATGCACAGCGGGCAGCGCCACAGCACCCTGTAGCTATCCATCGCTCTGTGTTTTGACCGGCGTGACCATCTCCCGCGTCACCCACGCCAGCAGCACCGCCGTAAACGCCATCACCGCCCCGACCTGCTCCGCCGTCCATTGCAGCCCGAACGCGGTCAGGAGCGCGATAAACGCCTGCACGACGCCCTGCGTGCGGACAGGCTCCCTCGTGATGAGCCTCCAGAGTGCATTCATCCGGTTTCCTCCAATTCATCGATTCGCTCACGTGCGGCCAATAGCTCGACACCCAACAGCCCGCACAGCACGTCGTATCTCTCCGGCCAACTGCCGGGATGCCACTCGAACCGCGCCCGCTCGAACCACTGCACGCGCACCCCGTTCTCCTCGTACTCGCTCGTGATCGGGTAGCCGTAGACCGGCAACCCGCCAAACTCCTCCCAGTAGACGCGAAAGCCGCCGGAGACGCTGTAGCCGGTCTCTGGGAAGTGCAGGACGTTCGGGTCTGGCTCAGGTGCTGGCGGTGTCGTTTCGAGCTTGCGCAGCTCGGCCACGAACCGCCCCCAGTCGAACTGCGGGCCGGGGTCGGTGTGGTTGCCAGCACCACCCCAGCCGGAGCCGTCAGGGTCTGGCACATGCTCGTGGCCGATGATCCCGCGCCGTGATGCGTGGTTGCGCCCCAGCGCGACGATGGGGATGTTGTGACGGGCCAGGATCGGGTAGCAGGTCGCGGCTGCGTTGCGGTACTCGGCATCCGTCCACGGGTCACGGGCGAACCGTTCAAACTCGACATTGATGCCACGCTCGTTGTAATCCCGGTTGCCAGCCGTCCACGCCGCGTCCGCCTCACGCACCATCTGCGCACGTGGCGTTGCGTCCCGATGGGTCAGGTAGTGGGCCGATGATCCGTTGTTGCCGGTCAGCCAGCCGAGGCTATTCGTCCCCTCAGTCACATGGATGATGAGGTAGTCAATTGGTTTGCCGCTGCGTCCTCGCGTGCCAGCCGACGGATAGCCGAACTCGCGAGTATCCGGCACCCATGCGAATCGCTCGTCATCGCCTGCCATATTCCAGTTCCCATCGCTGGCGAACGACACCAGCCGATTCGCCAGCGACGCGATGCTCTGTCCGTAGGTCGTCCCTGGATAGGCCCACTTTCCGTTCAGCCCGCCCCACGTCTTCGCAACGCCCAGCCAGCCAGCCCGTTTGACCGCGTCGTAGCGTGGGTCGTATTGCGCCCACTCGCCATCCCCGACCGCGTAGACCATCAGGTGCGCTGCCGTGGCACGGATACCCTCCAGTGGCGTGGCAAACGTCACCGCCCCCGCGTAGGCGTTGTCGTTGACCGCCCCCAGCCCTGACGGGTTGTGCTTGTCGCGCACGATCGCGGACTGCCACGCCGCGCTCTCGTGGCAGATCTGAGCGGCCATCAGGTCATGGTTGATCCCCCACCGCTGGCAGACCGTGACGATGGCCGCGCCCAGGCCGACCGGAGGTGCTTTGTACTGTTTATCCGGCGCGTAGGATGCGTAGCTGGGGCCGAGCGAGATGAACCACGCCTGGATCGCCTCCGCACTAACGCGCCCCGTCCCGAGGATTGGTGTGTTTGCACTGTGCATATCGTCTCCTACCAGATCGACTGCGCGACGCCGATGGCGACGCCGACCAACGTCATGAATGGGATCGCGAACAGGACAGCCCGGCGGATCTGGCCGATCGCTTCGGCCATCTCAACGATGCTCGTCAGGGCTTTGTGTTCCTCGGTGTGTTGCACGCGCCAGCCCTCCAGATCGGTGACTCGCCCGTTGGTGCGCTCAGCCAACGTCCTGAGCGCATCCAGCCGGGCCACAATCTCTGCGTACTGCTCTTCATCCACCGTTCGTTACCGTCCTGTTCGCCGGAGTTCACCTCCGGTCGGCTTCCCGCGAATAGCCGCTACTGCGGCGCTGGTATCCGGGTATTTGCCCCGGCCCCGAACGCCGCCTGAATCTCCAGATACATCCCCAGCCCGCGCCGAACCTCCGGCGTCCGGTCACGTACTGCCTGCAACACCTGGGCGGTCGTGACGGCCGTATCAGTCAGCGTGTGCCGCTGCTCCTCGACCAGAAACGGCTCCTCCTCCGGGTTGTCGCTCGTGTACCAACGCAGCGTCACAATCTGCGTCACACCCTCAACGCGCAGGTCGTATTCAAACCAGACCTCAGGCATCGTTAGCTCCTCGCTTTCCCACCGGAGACGGGGTCGATGCCGCGCATCAGTTTCGCGACGGCTGTCAGCTCCCGGATGTTGTTGTTGCGTGGCAGGTACGGACTCGGGTTGCCCAACTCCACCGACAGCGTCCGTGCCGTCGCGTCGAACACCGTCCCGACGATCGGTTGCAGCGGCTCATCACCGACCTGCACCCAGTCGAGCGAGCGCACGAGCTCCGGCGGTCGCTCAGTGCCGGACACCTCACGCAACCCCTCGCCGTCGACCAGCGACAGCATCGCCGTCACGTCCGGCTGCGCACGGGCTGTCAGTTCGGAGTTGCGGAATGCCTGCGCCGCCGCGAGCGTGATGCTGCCCCCCGGGATGAACATGCGCGAGGTGAACCCGTGGCGGTCGGCAAAATCCGCCGTCTCCGCCTCGCTGGTCAGGCTGCTGTTGCCGTACTGCACGACGAGGTGCGAGACCATCCGGGAGCAATCGTCCTCCCACGAGACGACCGACGGGTCGAACCCGATCCGGTAGGTCGGCACGTCCGGCGCAACCCGTGGCAGGCACCACAGCCGTGGCCCATCCCAGACGGCGATATCAACCATCTGGCCTGAGCTATTGCCCTCCTTGATGATCTGGTCAGCCATCTCGCCGGGCGTCATGTAGCGCCACTCGGACAGCCCATCGACATGGGTGATGCCGGGATCGATGAACTGCTCGTCATTGCCAACGCGGATGTACGGAGCCGCCGCTGCCAACGCCGCGATCAGTGCATCGCCGCTGGTGATATCGACCGTGGATGACGAGTTGAGCCAGCCATCGTTGAGTGCCGACCAATAGCCCTGTGCGGCGAAGCCCGTAAACAGACCGCCCGGCCCACGTTGCCGCCGGATGACACGCCCCTGATAGGTGTTCGCTGAGCCGTACCAGAGCTCGACATGCGCCCGCAGCGGCAGGTTGATCGGTTGTGGCAGATAGCCTGCGATCGGGTACGGAATCCCGCCATCCATCCCGACATCGAGATCCCCGAACCCGTTGGCGTTGGTCGTGTAGCGCAGCGTGGTGACATCCGCTGACAGGCCCATCTCCGCCAACGGCTTCGCACCCGATTCGAGGGACGATTTGACAACCAGATAGAAGTCGCTCATCTCACGTTCCCCTGAGGTAGACATAGAGAGGGATGTACCTGAGCGTGGCGATTACCTTCGCATCGGTGACATCCGACGTGCCACCCTGCACCGTGAGACGGAGAGCGATCTGGGTCGGCCCCGGCCCAACCGTCAGCGAGCCGAGGACATCCAGTTGCCCGGCATCGGTCGTCGTGTTGTCGACGTAGAGCCGCCCATGAACGCGGCCATCGCGCCGCTGCTCGATGACCCAGTCGCGTTTCGTGGTGAGAGCGTAGTCCGGATAGCGAGCGATCAGTTGCGGCTCATCGTGCGGGGCCAGCCATGCGACATCGACATCCAGATCAGCTGTGCCTTTGCCCTGCACACGCAACAACCACGCGGCAGGTGTCCCGGCGTCCAGATCGAGGATTGGCGGCAGCTGGAACGTCCCCGCCAGCACGTCCTCCCAGACCTCGCTCAGCGCCGAGCGGATCGTCGGCCCGTTGAACATCGTCACGCCACCGGCCAGCCCCACCTGCACCCGCATCAGCGCTGCGACAAAGTCACCATCCAACGCCGGATCACCGCTCGTGATCCCGCTCTCCGTTGTCCAGACGTAGCTGGTACTCGTACTACCCGTACTGAAATAGCCCCAGCCAGTCCCTCGGTTGCGGTAGACCCGGTACGACGCCACATCGCCCGCCGACGGCGCATCCCACGTCAACGAGATCGCATCGGTCGTGTTGGCCACCACCGCCTGTTCCAGCCCACTGACCGGCGACAGCTCGCCCGTCGTCGAGACGGCCACCACGTACAGATCCCACGTCCCGACCGTCAGGCTCGGCACCGTCGCCGCCGCCGCCTTCAGCGACAGCAGCGTCCCGAGATGGGTATTGCTGCTCCCGGTCGTCACCGTCACGCTGTAGCTCGTCGCCGACGTGACCACCCGATGCCACAACCCGACGCCGGTTCCATCCCCGTGCCGCGTCCATGATCCAACGGTGTTGTAGGTCGCCGGTGGTGCCGAGACGTTCGTCGCCGCCGCAATCAGCAACTGGTACGCCTGCGTCGTCGTGATGCTGTTGGTCGCGAAATTGGTCGTCGTCTGCTCTTTGTCAGCCGCAACCTGCTCAACGGGCGACGACGTAGCCAGCCCCCGCACCCGGTAGAGCCGAGCGGCGCGTTGGGTTCCAGTACCTGACCACTCAGCCGTCACCGTGTGACCGGCGACGACAGCCGCCGTCGCATACGTCCAGTACACCTGCAACTGTTGCGCGCCAGCCCCCACGAGCGCAGCGTTGTCAACGCCGTCCGTTGCCAGCGTCCAACCGCTGTTGAGACCAGCGGCACTGCACGAAATACTACTGACCGTCCTGTCGTTCCGTCCCATCCGGAATGCGATGACGACCAGATCGCCGGTCGCAACAGCATCGGTCAACGTGACGGCAATGACGTTACTGTTACCCGACTCGTAGTTCGACCCGATATCGTCAACGGTCACCGCCGACGCACTGACTGTCGCGGCCAGATTGCCCGGAGCGCTCGGCACCGGTGACCGATTGCGCATCCGTACCAGAACGTCATACATCCCGTCATTGGCCGCGCCAGCGGGCCGCGACGCCTCAGCCACCGTCCTCCAGGTCGGCGTCGTCTCCAGTGCCGCGTAGTTCGATCCGCTGTACGAGCTGCTATCGGTATCGGCAAAGCCCGGCGATGCCGCCGTCAACTCCAGACACGGGTCATAGTCGCCACTGGTCAGCCCATGCCGCGACCGGCTGAACACATGCACGCCGTTGATGACGGCATCGCCCGTGGACACGTCCTCAATCGTCAGCCGTGCCGGGGATGGCACGTCCCCCTTGATCGTGGACACCAGCCACGTCGAGCCGGTGCCGTTGGTCAACGTCGATGTCGCACTCTCCGTGACGGCATCGCCGCGACCGTAGGGGAGGCAGACGAGGGTGAGGGTGGCTTCCGCCGTTGTCCCGGTGGTCCAGATACGACCGACCGAGAGTTCGCCGGCCAACACGTCGAAATAGATCCAGTTGGTCGTATCGACCTTGACACCGAGCGTGACACCGACGCCGGATTTGCGCCGGACGGCATCCTGCGCCTGTTCGAGCTTTTTCGCGATGTTGGCATGGTTGGCCCACAGGTTGTCAGCCGACGACCCGCGCAATCGCATGTTCAGCGTGATCGTCCGCGTTCGGGCATTCGGCCCCGGCGGAGGGGCCATGATGCCGTCACGCATCACGTAGTGTTTGGTTTTGTCCAGCAGATCCAGGTAGTCGCTGGACTGCCCGTCGGAGACACTCAGCACCACGTTCCAGCTCATTACGACCTCACCAACGTTGTGCTGCGTCGGGAGCCGGTGATGATGCGGCGATGACCCTCAACCAGCCCGTCACTGACGGATGTCTGGAGCTTGGCAAAGTTGCCGCCTGCCCCCGGCAACTCATCTCGCGTCACCTGACCATCGCTATTCGCGTCGTAGCTCCGGAGATCCTTCGCTCGGTTTTCCTCCAGGATCTTGAGGTGATAGGCCAGACCGACTTTTTCGTCGAGATTGCTGGCTGCGCTCAATGCAGCCTGAATCTCGGCGATCTCCTTATCCGTCTGGGCGGTCGTCCGCGCTCCGATGATGTACCCGGTCCCGTTCGCACCAGACCCGGCTGCCCTGATCGCGTTGGCAGCCTCGGACGACAACGCGCGGGCAGCCGAGGACGCTGACGAGAACGCGCTGCCGCCGCCACCCAGTTCGCCCGTGATCGCCGATGCCGCAACACGTCCCGTGTAGGCAGCTTGTTCGACCAGTTTGTTAAGGCCCGCCTGCCATTCGGCCAGCGCGCCATCACCGAACAGTGAGTCGTACAGCGCACGGAACCACTCGCCACCTGCGTCAGCCAGCGCCAGCAACGTATCCGGATCAAGCAACCCGGCCAGCAGCGCCGCCTGCAATTGCTCCGTGCCAGCCGTCATCACCAGCGCCGCGTCGTCGAAATCCTCCTGTAGCGCGGCGATGACCTCCGCTGGCAGCCCGAGCAACAGGCCCATATCCAGCGCGGCCTTCGCCTCGTCGTACGCGCCAGTGATCCGCTCGAAATAGCTGGATGCCGCGTTACCACCCTCGGATAGCACCATGACGGCCGTCTGTGTCGCCTGTGCGATCTGCTCCTGTACCTCGCGGACACGTTCGGCAGCCTCCAGCTGGGCCTGCATCGCGTTCTCGTTGCGCAACCACGCCTGCACCGCATCCGTCCCGGCAATGCCAGCCAGGTTCGCCAGTTCCGTCTGGAGACGTTCGATCTCTGCGTTCAACTGCGCCACGGCATCGGCATCGCCGATCTCTGCGAACGCATCACGAACCGTTGTCAGGTTGGCAATATCGCCCTGTAGCCCCACCTGCCGGTCGAGGATGTCGTCCAGATCAATCCGTGTGACAAACGAGCGCAGCCGCTCCATCGCCTGCGTCCCGTAGGTTTCCGCCGATTCGACCAACCCCTCGAACAGGTAGTTCCAGTCCGGGACAAACGCCATCGGGCCTTTCTTCGGCGGCGACTGCGTAAAGGTCATCCCGCGCAACTCATTGAGCGCGTTCTGCGCTTGCAGGATATCCACGTGGGCGGTAATGACCATCGAGCTTGGAACGTCGTCGATCTTGCCTTTGAGCGTATCGACGTTGGTCTGTGCGTCCTCCATGCCCGGCGTTGCGAATTCGGTCCGTTTCGACTCCGGCAACAAGCCGAGATCGATCAAGAGGTTGCCGAGCTTGTTGACAACGCCCTCAATTGCCAGTTGCAGATCGCCCTGTGCACCAGCCAGGTTGTAGGCGCTTGACGTAGCCGGGTCGGTCTCTGCTGTCAGGTTGGCCATCTCGCGAGCGTAGTCGGCTGGCGCGATCTTGCCGTCTGCCAGAAGCTGATTGAGATGATCCTGCGCGTTGATGAACTCTGCCTGGGCGACGGCAGCATTGACCAATGCCGTCTCTTCGTCCTCGATGCCGCCCTTGTAGCGTCCCTGTGCTTCGGTCAGGATGTCGTACTGGCGCTGCTGCTCCTCGGTCAGTCCGCCGTTCTTCTCCTGCTGCCGGTTCAGGATGTCGAGCGCCGTCTCGGCGTTCTTGAGGTTCGTCTCCCAGAACCCGACGGCGTCCTGCGCTGCCGTCCACTGGGCATTCAGGTTCTGCTGTCCCTGCCAGGCGAGTCGTGCCGCAGCGTCCAGATACGCCAACTCCTGCGTGGCACGAGCGACGGACTCAGCAACCATCTCGGAGCTGTTGGCGAACTCGTTCAGTTCACCACGGGCCGTCTCAATCTGCGGTGGCAGCGTTTCGAGCCAGCGTGCGAGTTCCTCCGTGCCAGAGATGCCGCCAACCTGTGGGCCAGCCTGCGGTGTTCCGAGTTTCTGGATCGCCAACAACAGGGCATGCGTTTCGCTCGCCTCCTGCTGCACCTCGACCAACTGCGCTGCGACGCCCTTGAAGAACTTGCCGACCGGGACGCCCTTGCTCTCGGTCTCTCCGAACTGATCGTTGAGGAGATCCATCATCCCGGTGAAACCGGAGAGGATCGGGTTCGATGCCGTGAGGATCGAACTGAAGCTCACCAGTTCGCCATTGACGCCGGGGATCGACCCAACCAGGCCATTCAGTCCATCGGTCAATATCCCGACCGCCTCAGCCATGTCAGTGCCCTGCTGTGCGGCGATCGCGACGATCGGCACCAACCCAGCGCCAAGCGACGCCTTGACGTCGTCAATCGACGCCTGCGCCGTTTTGAGCGAGTTGGCAGCACCATCGGCGTTGCGGGCGAAATCGCCCTGCGCGTTGGTGGTCTGTTCCAGAATGAGCGCATAGCTCGCCTGCGCTTTGTCGGCTGCCGTGAGCTGCTTGACGTTGTCAGCTAGTCCCATTTCGAGGGCTTTGGCCTGCACGGCAGCCGCTGAGAGGTTGACGCCCAGAGATCGCAACGGCTCGATTTCGCCAACCAGTCCGGCCCGGATTTTCTCCAGTGCCTCGTCAGTCCCGATGTTGTTGAACGATCCGAGATCGGCAGCAAGCTGAACGACCGACATCGACATATCGGCCGCCGCACCACGGGTGAACCCCATCGACGTGAACAGGTTGCCGAACGTGCCGGACGCCTCAAGTGCCGCCTGCTCCGACATGCCAAGGTTGCGGGCCGCGTCATCGGCCCATGACTTGATCGTGCCAGAGGACGACTTGAAAACCTGATCGACCTTGTTGACGCTCTCCTGCATGTCGCTGGCAGCGTTGAACAGGTCACGGGCGATCAATGCCGCAGCACCGCCCATCGCGGCCCGCATGACGGTTGCAGACGCTTTCAGCTGCCCGCTCATGCTCGTCACGGCGCTGCCTGTCCTGTTTGACTCAGCACCGAGTTGCTGCATGGATCGGGACGCCTCGGACGTTGGGGATTTCAGGGAATCCAGAGACTGAGCAGCCTGCCGTAGCGGCCCACTCATCTCATCCTGCATGCGGAGCAAAATCTGGATGACTCCGGCGTCCACGAAAAAGCCCATGCCTCTCGGCCCCGACGAACGGGGAGAGAAGCACGGGCCTCATGGACGGTGCCTGACGACGTGGCGGGTTCGGAAGACCGAAACGGCTACACGTCGGTATAGGGGTTATGATAGCACGAACAACCATTCGACATTGTCAGGAGGCATCGTGGAGGAGATCACGGGGACGCTCGCCAGTGGCAATCGGTATCGCGTGACGCCAGCCAGTGTTGAGATCACGTCACCCACTGGCGAGCTACTGAAACATTCGTCCGTCCGTGACATGATCGGTGTCACCCGCGACGGATCACAGGTGCGGATTGGCGAGTTCGGCGGCGAGCTATTCGAGCTGGAAACCGCCAGCCCCGACGACGCGGCCCAGATCCACCAACTCCTGATGCGCACCGTCCCCGCGATGCACACGACGCTTGTGCAGAAACGATCGCGTCTCAACTATGCCGTCTGGATTGCCGTTGCTGTGTTCGGGTTCATCGCCATCGGTGCCTATGGCATGTCGGACGGTTTCGAGTCAACGCGCAACACCTCGCGAGTGGTTGTCTACCGCGTCACTGACACGTCAGGCGGCGCGGTGTCACTGACCTATGAGAACAGCGGCGGCAACACACAGCAGATATCCGATGCGGCAACACCGTGGGAGAAACGGTATACGATGGATCGTGGGGATTTCGTCTATATCTCGGCACAGCGCGGCCACAACAGCGGCACCGTCCGATGTACGATCACGGTCGATGGCGAGGTGATAGAGCGTGCTGAATCCTCCGGTGCAGCCGTTATCGCAACCTGCTCCGGCAGAGTGCCGTAGTACCGCTCAACGGCTAGCTGGATGCCGCGTAGCGACTGCGGCAGCGTCTCAGGGTGTTTCTCAGCACTGCGGAGGTGACGGCGAATCGTCGTCAATAGCTCGTCTTCACTCATCGTCGTCACCCTCCTCTCCGTGTTGCAGTTCCAACAGCCGGAACTGGTTCAGTAAGACGATCTCTGCCATCGGTCCCGTCGGCGCCCGATCCGGGTCACCTGCGTCGTCAGCCCGTTCGACGGCCCGTTTCACCTCTGCGTAGTTGCGGTACTCCAGCATCCGCCAGACATAGCCGTGCGGGTTGGTCTCGTACAGCTCAGCCCGTGCAACACTCGGTACACATCCGAACGCCTGGCAGACCAGATCAACGATGTACTCCTGCGGCGGCTGCGCCCCCTCGACCCCTGACAACGCCAGATGCAGGTCGAGGAGGCGAGCTATTTTTCGTCCTCGGACTCCGGATACAGCCCACTGATCCGCCCGATCGTCTCCAGTGCCCACCGCTCCGTCGGCTCGTCAAGGTTCTCGATATTGCCCTTGAGTGGCGATTCGTACGACCAGCCGATGATGCCCGCCTCCAGGACGGTGTCCGCGTCGAAATCGTTCATCGGGTCAGTCACCGCCGCCGCCTGCTCAGCCGTCACGGCGTTGTCCCTCATGGCCCGCATCAAATCGCCGCCATAGGCCCGCAGCTCCTCGGCAGTGTTCAGCCTCCGGTTGCGTGCCGCCTTTCGGAGCTGTTTCCCCGACAGCGGCCTGAACTCGACCCAGTGGTCGGGATCGTGCGGGACGACCTCACGAAACGAGATGTTCGTCACCAGTCCCATGTATGCGTTCTCCCGTCGATAGCGCCGGGCCAGCTTGCCCATGCGTCCCATCCAATCCGACCGGGCGGCGATGTGCCGCCCGGTATCAATCACGATCAGGCCTCTGTGACCGCGCCGGTTGGGGTCAGGGTCGCCGCGAACTTGGTCAGCGTCTTGACTGCCGGAGTGCGGACATACGACGTGATGATCGCTTCGACCGAGTACTTCTTCGTCGATCCAAACGTCACCGCCAACGTCCGGGTGTCACCGAGCGAGTTCAGCACCGCGTCCGGGCCGGTCGAGGACGTATCGTCATAGAAGCCACCGACCGTGATGGCGGCTGATTGTTTGTTGCCCGTGAAGAGCTGCTCGACCCAGGTATCACCGAAGGCCGTACCCTCCTCCAGGATGGCTTCGACCGTGACGCCGCCGATGGACGTGATGTAGTTGGACAGATCGACCGGCGTTCCGCCCGCGTTGTCGATCTCGATTTTGAGATCCTTGCTGCCGTAACGTGCCATGTTGTGGTATCCTTTCGTATCTACACAGTGGTCTATCAAGGAGACGCGCCGTGCCTAACACACTCCCGTTATGCGCCTGCGGTTGCGGCCGCACAGTCAATGCTCCACCGCCGCGACGCCGCACACGCATTCCGAAATACCTGAAAGGTCATCACCGGCGGGGTGTTGGTAAATGGGTAAGCGAAACGCCTCCTAACGTACCGGATGGCTTGTGCGAATGCGGGTGTGGTGCGAGACCTCCGCTTGCAACGAAGACGTATCCAGAGAAGCGTCTGTTTCGTGGGCATCCTCGACCGTTCATGCCCGGTCACAAGGGGAAGCGCGACCCACGGATCAGCGATCTCACAGCGACACAAGCTGCATATATCGCGGGCATCATTGACGGAGAGGGCAGTATCGCTCTCCCCTCGAATGGGGGGCGACGATACATTCGCATCACAGTTTCGAACACGAACTTCGAACTGTTGCAGTGGATGGGGCAGTTCGGAGGTATGGTGCGCTGGCAGAAACGACAACCAATTCCGAATCGGAAGCTGTGCGGCAAATGGACCGTCGGTCAGTGGCAGGACGTGAAACACCTGCTGGAACAGATCGATCCATATCTGATTGTGAAGCGGCATCTTGCCCATCAAGCACTCGCCCTCATTGATTCCTGGTACACACCTACTGACGCTAATGCCGAACAAACCCAACCATGAACGTGGCACTTGGATCGCTGCCGGTTCCATTGAATTCGAGAGACCAGGCGATGTAGCGGCTAACCGCTCCGGCGACCTCGATGCGCTCCGCCGTCGGAGCTGCATCCACATCCGTAAACGCGATCAACTCCACGAACGTGGTGTCGTCGTCGGAATCGAGAATCGTGACCGTGACGTCGTCGTAGCCGCCCAGCGTCAGGGCCGTTACCTGCAGGTAGCCAGCGCCGCCACTGGTCGTCCCAGCCCCTGCGTCGAGACTGGCGGCTTCGCTATCGCCGTCGGCCGTCTCCGCACCGAGCGGGTGGACGATCACGCCCTGCTCGACAACGCCGGCCCCCTGGTAGCTGGCATTCGCCTTGTGGAACGCCTTCATGGTCGCGACGCGCTCGTAGGTGGCCTGCATCGCGCCGCTGTAGCCCGTGAACGCCTTCCCAGCCGTGTTGCCAGCCAGCCCGTAGCAGAGGACGCGAGCCGACCCCTCAGAGCCGCTCAGCGCGTCATTGGAGCTATCGGTAGCGTCATCGAAGAATCCCTGCTGCGTGATGGCTGCCTGCTTGACGCCCACGAACTCGTGTTCAACCCACTCCTCACCGAGGACCGTCACGTCCTCTGTCAGGGCCGTCAAGGTGTCGCTGAACTGCGTCATCGTCCCGAGGATCGAGTAGCCATCGACGAGCATGAAAGCAACGTCTTTGCTGCCGAAACGACTCATGCATCACCGCCTTTGCCGGATTCGTCCACGATCTCAATCCGGCCACGCTTCAGCAGCCAATCGATGGACTGTGCCGGGATGTCGTCAACAACCTGTCCGGCAACAACGCGCGTCCATTCCCAGTTCTCGCGTTTGGCCTTCGGGTTGGTTGGGTAGCGCAAACCCACCAGCGCCCGGTATTTACGTTTCGCTGCCATCGGCGTCCTCCTGGTACACATAGCCACACTGGTTACAGACCCAATGCTCCCCACTGCCGATCGTCGTCAGGTCAGTCCGCGACTGATGCTGACAGGCCTCGACCGCATCCGGGATGGGGGCCAGCATCGCCAGCAGGGCGTCGATCTGCTCACGCATCGCCAGCAACATGTGAACGGCTGCACGCGGGGTCGGACTATCCATGCAGGAACACCACATCAATCTGCGGGTGATACAGCCCGGTGTCCGGGTCGTACGCATCCGATTCGTTCTCCAGGCCGGTTGCGTAGAGCGTGACCGCTGATCCTGCGTAGGCCAGGATCGCCGTCTTGACCGACGCTGCCAGTGCCCGTGCTGCGCTGAACGATTCGGCCCAGCAGTCGATCTGGAACCGTGGTTCACTCGCGACGACCGCGCCCGTGATGACCTGCTCGAAGCGGCTGCTGATGCGCGTGTACGTCAACAGCGGGAACACCGCGCCCTGTGGGAACCGCATCGGGTAGACGCGATTGCTTACCCCTGTGACGGCCTTCAGCACCGTGAACAGATCCGTGTCGATGTTGCTGGCCGTCATCACGCTACCGCCGCTCTCAGCAGGTCGCGGAATGCGTTCCCGACCTCGCGGATCGCTGCGTCACGCCGCCGCAGGTACGACCGTGGCGGCTGGTTGTAGGTCCGACCCAGCGAATCCGTACCACTGAACCCGTACTCGATGCGGCGGGCATAGACGAGGTTCGTCCCGACCGCGACCTGCTGCGGACTGTTGCCGCCGATGTCCGACGCGCCTTCCGCACCGCCATCGAAGGTGTGCCCTCCGATATGGATCGAACGCGCCAGCGTCGTCGTGACCTTCGGTGCCAGGACCTTCGCAGCGTTCTGGATCAGCAGCGCACCCGCGACCAGCGCCAGCTCCGCCTGCCGTCCCGTTACGGCCTCAGCCGCCGCCAGCATCCGGCGCCGAGCATCGTCATCGCCAATGATCCATAGCTCTATCGCCATCTCAGACGCTCACGATCCGGCAGCGCAGCAGCGTGTGGGCCTGTTGCGAGTCGTGCTCGACGGCGAGGATGTCGTAGCGGTTGTCGTCGGCATCAACCGCCCGGTAGCTGGTCAGGATCAGTGGCCGGTACGATGTCAGTGCGATGTTGTGTGTCGATTCCGCGATCGTCTGTACCCGGTTCCGTCGCTCAGCACCGCCCGCCGGGGCGACCTGGCACGCCAGGTCGCAGTGCTCAGTGAGCACTGCCCACGACACATCAGCCTCGCCGTACTCGTCCTGTGTGTACGTCGGCTGATCGATGGTGCAGGTCGTGACGTAGTTCGTCCCGGTCAAGCTGTCGAACAGTCGTGGGTGGACGACGCTGCGCAGTGCGCTGGTCATGCGACACCTCGCAGCCGTCGGTTGGCGCGCAACTCCCGCCGCCCGAACACGTCCACCCCGTACTCGACGATCCCGAACAGGCCATCGTCGTCAGCCTCAGTTCCGATCCCGTCCTCGTCCTGCTTGCGTAGCGATGCCGCCTGCATGCGCAGTTCACGGGAAACCGATGCGCCATCGGTTGACAGATCGTGGGACGTGATGACCTTCAGGACCATCACCTGATTCGCGGCGATGGCCTCCAGTGCCTGCGCTGCCGCCAGCCGCACCCGACCGCCACCGAGCGACAGAAACGCGTCGATCTCGGCATCGCTGAACAGTTGCGCGTCTGCGTCATCCACGGATGTATCACCGATCAGGAGACGGACGCGTCCCGCGTCAGTTGTCGGAGAATATGTGAATGTCATTAGTCAGTTACCTTCGTTCGCCGTGTGCGCGTTGGCCGTTCCGTTTCCTCCGGCGTCGTGGCCGATTCTGTGTCATCAGGAGTCCGCGGGCTACGTGCCGACGCGAGGTCAGCCCGTAGCCCGCGAACCTCGGCAATCAACAGGTCAAGTCGTTGCTCAGTCCCATTGACCGCCGGGGTCAGTTCTCGAACCATTAGGCGGACGTGCCATTCGATGCAACCGTCATGCGTGGATCTAGAACCGTCGCGCCGAGGACGTGCCGCACCTTGTATTCGATGCTGTCGGTGGCGAAGTCGCCATTCATCGGGTCCGATCCACCGCCACGAACGGAGCGCGCGTTCGGCTCCTTCATGAAAATTTCTGGCTCTTCGTGGCCGCGCAGGAACGCGATCTCTAGTGCCGGACGTCCATTGCTTGGGTTGGCAAACATGAACCAACTGGTGTGCTTATTGGTCGACGCCGTGATCGGGATGTAGGGATTGACGACGACCTTGAGCTTGCCGGCAAGCCAGTTGCGGACGGTCAGCTTCTGGCCGGACGTTCCGCCAACCTCGCCCGACACCTCAATCGAGATCGCGTTGACGATGTTCTCTGCCGTCACCGCCAGCGCAGGTGGGACAACCAGTGTCACCATCTCAATCACAATCGGCTCACTAGCTTCGTCAACCGCGTTGCCCAGCACGGTCAAACCGTCCTGCACGCCCGCAATCGACAGTGGCGTGTTGTCGTCCAGTGCGCCGTTCTCGGTGTGGATACGGTTTTTGTTGGCCGTCGAATAGAGCGTCGAGTCCGGGCCAGCCGAACCAACGTAGAGTTCGGTGACGGTCCGCTCCTCAGTCCGGCGGGCTGCCAGCGCGAACCGTTCGGGGATGTCGCGGAACTGGTCAAGATCGTCGTTGACGAACGTCTCCCACGACAGCGCGGCGGTGCGACCGAACTTGCGGACGGCGTACGTGATCGGTGCCTGCTCATTGAGGCTATCCCGGCTGTACTCCTCCTGCTCGGCGACCTCAGTCAAGCGGCCTTCGAGTCCGACGTTCGGCAGGAAGCGCTTGACATCGCGGAAGTCCCGGTTGGCGCGCCGGTTGGCGATCTCTCTCCAGGTCGGTTCCCAGCCGCGATAGCGGGCAAGCATCGAACGGTCGAGGACATCCCCAAACAGGTGCGGGAAGTCCGAGGTCGTCATCGCCTCGCGGAGGTGATAGAGCGGTCTGCGGCCCTCGTAAACCTCAGCCAGGAATGTCGCGGCCTCAGCCAGCGACCGCTGGTACTCCTGCGTGTTACCGCGCAGCGTCCGGATAGCGCGGCCATCGTTGCCGTTGAACAGTCGACCGACCGTCGCGTCGCTGGCGCGGATCGTTTCAAGGGATTCGAGAAACTCTGACATCTGTCGTACTCCTTATCACGCCAGACGGCGCGCCGATGATTAGGTCAGGTCGTGGTAGATGACCAGCAACTGATCGTTGGTCGTCGCGGTGCCGCCTGCGTTGTTGATCGTGTCGGCAGCCGTGATCGAGAACTCGCTCGTCAGGTTGGTCAGCGTCGCGATCGCGGCCTTGGTGGCGAACTCACCGACGAAGATCAGTCTGTCGCCGACGGCGATACCGGTGACCGTGAAATCGCCCGCTGAACCACCGTCGACCAATGCGACCTCGATGCCGTGGTCAGACGACACCGCGCCGGATGGCGGCGAGTGCATGACCTGGATCGTCGCGGTCGCGGCTGCCGTGACCGCCTCCATCGCGTAGCCGTAGAAGACGCCAGCAGCGGCGGTGTTGTTGATGCTGGTGGCCGGGGTGCCAGTACCGGTGTCGTGGTAGTACAGCCTGTCACCGACCGCGATGCCGCCGCCCTCGTTATCGTCAACCGACAGGTCGAAGATTCCGGGGCCGATGTAGATCGTCGTCTCAGTCGAGACGCTGCCGCCATCGCCTTCATCGGTCAGGGCAACGCCGGTGATGCCGTGAAAGCGAACCGGATCGCCGGAACTCGGCGTCGCCGGATGCGTCGCGGCCACTCGCAGATTCCAGCCTGGCTGGTAGATGATGTTCTGCGCCATTGGTCAAACTCCTGTATCGACGCTCAGTGCGTCCTAGCGGGTCGTGGCCGCGTCGGTCGGCAGGCCCAGTCGCGCAAAGGCGGAACTCAGTCGCTCCGTAACCTGCGCTTCAGTCAGTTGCTCACTGGCCCCCATCCCGACGATCTCGCCGGTCGATGTGCCAGCCTCAGCCAGGTCGGTACGCCATGCCGTCACCTGCGCTTCGACAGCGCCCTTCAAGGCGTCCTTGTCGAGTGTTCCGTCCTTCTCGGCCGGGTCAGCCGACACGGATTCGAGGATGCGGCGCTTGGCAAAGGCGGGCAGATCGACCGTCGCCAGCAGCGCCGTCGCCGTACTGCGGGCCTCGTCAAGGAGTCGGAGGCCACTCAGCCGCGACAGTTCAGTGCGGAGCGTCGCGATCTCGTTGCGTGCCTCCTGGAGTTCGTTCACCTGGTCAGTCATCGTTGGCTCCTTCGTTGTGGCTACTACCTGCCGAGCACCCTCACGGATACCCGCTATCACGGCCTGATTGAGGGGGTGTTGTGCATTGCGGGCCGACTCCATGATCGTGACGACCTGCCCGCCCGCGCCGGCACGTGTCACCCAATCGACCGATTCCGCCTGCACCAACTCCTCGACGATCCGCCCTGATCGACCGTCCCGCTCACCCTCACTGATCCGCCCTGCGGCCCGGATGCTGACGCCGATGTGCGGGGCGATCTCGTCCAGCACATCGCGGAACGGGGCGAACACCTCAGCGTCGGCGTACAGGCCCGGCCCAGCGGCTCCGTTCTCTTGCCAGTAGGCATCGGACGTGAGCCGCCCGGCCAGATCCTTGACCGACCGCTCCGGCCGCTCGGAGTTCTCGGAGTCGGTCGGATGATCGAGGTACATGTGCAGACCCTCGGTGAAAACCTTCGGGCCGTCACGCTGGAGGAGTTCGGAGGAGTAGAACCCGCTGGCACCCCAGCCGGGTTGGATGACCTTGAGCGGCACGGTGTTGTCATCTCGTACCGCCCGTTCGATGAGCGGCACGAGGTCTGAGGTGAGGGCAATGGATTCCGTCGTTGTGGCTGGGGCAACCGGAGCGTACACGGTCTGTGCGGTCACTGCCTCAGCAGCGCCGAACGTGACCGCCCCTGCATCGCTGATCGTGTAGGTACGGCGATAGAGCGAACCATCGTTAGGCGTGGTGTACTCGTAGACGACCGTGTCGTCGTACACGTCCCGCACCCACAGCCAGTAGCCGTCGCCCGGTGTTGGATGCTCAGATCGCAGCGCCAACTCCAGTGCGTTGCGGGTGTCGTTGTGACTCAGCGCCTCAGCAATGGCCTCAGGCGTCGCGTCCTCGGCAGTGTTGATGCCGAGCGCCGCTTCGAGTGCCTGCCATGCGTTGCGTGCCTGCGTGCGGTTGACGAGCATCTGCGCTCCCGTCGGACAAAGCAAAAACCCCGAGGCCGCGCTGTCTGCGCATGCACTCGGGGTGGATCGTTTCCGTGTCCCGGATATTTAGTTGGCGTCAGTGTACGTTATGTCAGTGCCGGTGTCTACCCCGCCTCCCGCAACTGCACCGGCTCATCATCGACAACCCGGTACGACTCCAGCACCTCGCACTTGAGGATGCGGCCATCCTTAACGTGCCAGACGATCTGGCCGGTGGTGCCAGCCGACAGAAACGCTTCCACGCGTCGCAGGAGGGCATCGGGAATCGTCGGTGCGGTTGCGCTCATACATCCTCCTCTGACGGCTTGCGGCGGGCCAGCATCGTGCAGCGACAGCCTGGATGACGTAGCGGTCGGGAATGGCCAGACGGGAACGCGTCGTCGAACGGTATCCAACCTGCCGCTTGATTATCGCGGCAGCCGTCAGATGTTCTCTCGTCACCGACAGTCAAC